TTAAAGGTCTTAAAAAGGCAACTAAACTACATGCACAACAGGCAAAGATTTTAGAAGGCATTGAAAAAGATCAAAGACTAAGATATAAAAAGAAAACAAAATAATGGCTAAAATTAATTTACTGATACCACAACTTAGTGAAACATATGTTATGCAAAACCAAAGACAAATGTCTTATAGTATTGAAACATTAGTAAACCAATTGAATTTTTCATATCAAAATGATTTGAAAAACGAACAAGATGCTTTTAACTTTTTTATGAACTCATGACAATACAATATAAAAATCAAGGTTTTTCATTAACAACAACAGACACTGTGAGTGTTTTGACCTCACCCACTAGTGGTCGTTGTTTAGTTAAACAAATACAAGTTCACAATGGATCTACTGGCTCAGTAAGTTTAGTAACACAAGTGACCGATACAAGCGCAACAGCTACATTTAGAATTGATAATGCCTCTATATCAGCTAATACAACAAGACAAATCATATCTCAAACATTAGTGTTAGAAGAAGGTGATATAATAAAAATGACAGCAGGTACCGCTGATGAGATTCAGGGAATAATATCTTATGCTCTTATTGATCGTTCTCAAGAAAATGGTTGATTTTATTTTTTAATTATGTAAATTTAAAAGTATGACAACATATATAATAATAAATATTTTGATATTCCTAATTTTTTGATATGAAAGTAATACACTGCGAATCAAAAACTAAGATTATCAACAAAAGAACTGGTAAAGTATATGCATCAGAAAATGAAGCAAAGTTCGATGTCGAGGATAAAATGTCTGCAACAACTGAAGAAGAGATTCAAAGGGACGTTACAATTATCGTACCGCAATTGGATATTGAAGGAGGAACAGATTGAATCCTCTAGGAGGAACTGAACTTCAACATAATTTTTTAATGAAAAATGTTAAAAAAGAATTGTTAGAAGGTGTTCAAATTTGTTTATCTGTTCCTGAAAAAACACCTTTGTCTAAAGATAAAGTAAATATTCTGTGGCAGAAAAATGCACCAGATCAACCTAATATTAAACCTTGGTTTGATGATAAGAATAATCACACTAAATATGATTGGTATGTTTTTAATTCACATTGGAATTACGAAGAATATAGAAAGTGTTTTGGTATACCAACCGACAGATGTCATGTCATAAAAAATGGTGTAACTAACTTTCCTAAATCAAAAGATTATAAAGAAGGTGATCGTTTAAGAATCATTCATCATAACACACCTTGGAGGGGCCTTAATGTTTTATTAGGTGCTATGCAATATCTTGAGGGTGAAAATATTGAGCTTGATGTATATAGTAGTTGTGAAGTTTATGGAGATGAGTTTAAAGAAGATAATGATCATAATTACCAAGAGTTATATGATCAAGCAAGAGAACTACCTAATGTAAATTATATTGGATATAGACCAAATGATTTTATATTAAAAAAATTACCAAATTATCATTTATATGTTTATCCAAGTATTTGGGAAGAAACATCATGCATCTCTTTGTTAGAGTCTATGGCTGCGGGCTTGTACTGTGTTGTGACTAATTATGGTGCTTTATATGAAACAGGATCCGAGTTTCCAATATATATTAACTATGAAACAAATTTTAATAATCTAGCTTTTCAATTTGCAGAAGCTATTAAAGTAGCACGGGACACGCTTCACGAACCTATGATAAAAGAACATTTGGCTTTACAACAAGATTTTGTAAAAAGATTTTATTGTTGGGAAAAAAAGGCATTTGAATGGACAAATTTTCTTACAGGTGTTTTAAATGCAAAACAATAAGCCACTTTGGATTAATAAATCAAAAAATACCGATAAATATAAAATAAAACTTTTTGTAGCTACTCCTGTACATAGTGAAGTATCCATACATTTTACGCAAACAATGCTTGAGTTACAAAAAGAATGTATGAAAAGAGATATACTTGTTACATTTCAATTAATGAAATCTTCTTTAGTTACGCAAGGGAGAAACTTATGTGTAAGTGCTTTCTTACAGACAGACTATACACACCTTTTGTTTGTTGACTCTGATATTGCTTTTGATGTTGAAAGCATATTTAAAATGATAAGTAAAGATAAAGAAATAATCTCACAACCTTATCCAATTAAAACAGCTAAATGGGAAAATCTTATTGACAAAATAAAAGGTGGTTTTATTAAAAACCCTAAACAATGTCAATTTCATATAAATCAATATCCAATACTTTTAGAAGATGAAGAACATGACGTCAAATGTAGAGAAGGTGTTATTGAAGTTACACACGCACCAACTGGTTGTATGTTAATACAAAGACAAGTTTTTGATAAATTAATTAAAGCTTACCCTAATATGGATATTATACAAAAAACTGTAATAGATGGTGAGTTTAAAGATAGACCACATTTTTATGCTTTTTTTGACACTTATTATGATACTGAGAGTAAAAGATATTACGGAGAAGACTTTGCTTTCTGCCGTTTATGGAAGAATATAGGTGGTAAATTATATTGTTACATTATGGATTACATCACACATGTTGGTGAGTTTCAGTATACCGGCCGTTTATATGATGAGATGAACAAGCAGGAGGTTGAAAAATCATCAGATACAGAGTAGAATAGACCTTAAAAGACTAGGAGTTTATATGTTACAAGGATTAATGTTACCTATTTTAATTGGGGGTGGAATAGGAGCTATCTCGGCAGCCGCAAGAGGCGAATCAGGAAGAAATATTTTTAAATCATTTGGATTAGGTGCATTACTAGGTGGTATTGGTGGTTATGCCATGCAAGGTTTAAGTGGTGCAGCTGCAGGAGCTGGAGCAGCAGGAGCAACAGGTGGTGGCGCTGGAGCAGTAGGAGGCGCTGGAGCAGGAGTAACAGGATCAGGTACAACAGCTAGTTTTATGGCAGGTTCTACAAAAGCTGCACAACAAGCAGCAGCAAATATGGCTGCTCAACAGGTAGCTAGAGCACCTTTATCAACATTACAATCAATTGGTGTTGGTACAACAGCAGGACAACTAGGTAGTTCGTTATCAGCAAGCCCTCCTCCAACTATGGCTGATACTTTAGAACAAGCATCACCTTATTCTGAGGAAGAGTACGCCCAAGCATATCAAGCGGCTCGTAGTAATCTTCAAGGTATAGGAGAAAGAGCAGTTTATGCAGATGAACCAGCGGGTCAACAAGGATCATTATATAATTTTCAATCACCTAGATATCAATTAGCCGAAGGTGGTATTGTAAACTTTATTCCTAAATATAGAGAAGGTGGTGTAAATTACTTACCAAGTAAATCGGATCATGATGAAAATGATTCAACTAATTATGTTCGAGCTATGGGTTATGTTGAAGATGGTTCAGGTAATGGTGATAAAGATGAAGATACTATGTTAGCACAACTTGCTGATGGAGAATTTGTTTCTCGTGCTGATGCAATATTAGGTGCGGGTATCATGACAGGAGCAAATCCGAAAGATATGAAAGATATGAGAAGTAAAGGAGCTAAATTTTTTTATAATCAGCAGGACCAATTAAAAAGAATTTATGACATTGTAAATGATGGAGATAAAACAAGTTAGTGTAGAATGTGTAGATGTTTTTTGGGATCAAGTAAAAGGGTGGTTAAAAAAAGTTATTGTGCAAACAAATGGTAGACATACACTTAAAACCACATACGATCTTTTAAAACAAGGAACAATGACCATGTTTCTTATCACACATAAAAAAAAAATAACAGCTGTGGTCGTAACACAAAAAGTTTACTATCCAGCTAAAGTAGTTTTGGGTTTTTTATTTATTGGAGGAAAAAAAGTTTGTAGGTATTTAAAAGAGATAGAAGATTACTTTATAAAATATGCACAAAGTTTAGGTTTAGATATTATTGAATGTTGTGGCAGAAAAGGATGGATAAAAGTGTTGAAAGAACAAAAACAAACAATGAAACTAACAGGATATGCATATGAAATTTTTGCTTAAAGTATTACCAAACAAATTAAAAATATGGTTATTAAATATTCTTTACAAAGATATTGCAAATAAAGGAACATGTGGAGACACTGAACTTGCGCATATAAATAAAGATGAAGCAAAACTTTTAAAATTAGCAGGTGGATCAGGTACTATTAACGAATGTACTGGATTGAGACAATACGGAAAAGGTGGTGGCGGTGGTGGTCAACCTGCTCCTGCACCATCGCAACCAGCTAATACAACACAAACAACATATTCAAGAGAGGCTCCTGACATTGAGTCTAGAAAATTAGCTTTGTATGATGAAGCTATTGAATTATCTAAAGTTCCAATAGGTGTTCCTGCTTATCAAGTAGCTGGGGCATCCCCTTTAGAACAACAAGGTTTTAGTATTGCTCAAACAACTGGTGTTGGTTTACCAGCTTTACAAGAAGGCTTAGGTGCTTTACAACAAGCAGGTGCTCAGGCTCTTCAAGGACCAGACATTGATGCATTTTTCAACCCTTACGAAAGATACACCATAGATGAAATAAACAGACAAGCACAAATGAAAGAGCAGTCCGTAGCTGCTCAAGCAATACAAGCAGGTGCTTTTGGTGGTGGACGTGAAGGTGTTCAATTAGCAGAACAAGAGCGTGGTAGATTATCACAAATAGGTCAACTTAGAGGTCAAGGTTTTCAAGCTGCACTAGGAGCTGCTCAACAACAACAAGCTTTTCAACAACAAGCTTTATTAAATCAAGCAAAAGGGTTCTCTGATATGGCCACACAACAACAGCAAATGCAACAAAGAGATGTCCAAAGTCAGTTACAAGCAGGTGCTATACAAAGAGACCTTGCACAAAGAGCACTAACTGCTGAAAGACAAACAGACGTAGCTAGAGCCTATGAGCCTTTCCAAAGAATAGAATTTCAAAAAGGGATTATGACTGCCCTACCAACTGCTGCTTCACAAGTTACAGCTGGTACAGGACCGGGTGTTAATCCATTTGCTCAAGCTGTCGGAGCAGGTGTTGGAGCTTATAAAGCCTTTGATGTTCTTGGTGGAACAGGTATTACAGGCGGTAAATAATGAGCAAAACTTTAAAAAGAAAATTGTTCAGGCATAAATATCAAATAGCCACGAAACAGGTGCCAGGACATATGGCTGGTATGTTCATAAATCCTCTTCTGCAACTAGGTGCTAGAGTTGCACCTTATTTATCTCCGTATGCTATGGGTCTTAGACAAGCAGCACAACCAGTTATGCAAAGAGGTGCTGAACTTGCAGGCAGAATAGGTCAGTCCCCAGCTGCAAGACTTGCAAAACGAGCGGGTAAAGCAATTGAAAAATCACCAATTGGTCAAGGTATAGGTAGAACACTGTCAGCAGCTTCTGTGCCTTATGGTATTTTTTATGGTGGTAAAACTGTTGGTGATACAGCTATGGCTGCAAGTGATTTTATGGAAGGTGATGTTGAGGGAGCAAAAGCTAAAGGCATAGAGGCTCTTGGTAGTGGTTTAGAAACAGCTGCATCAGTGCCTTTTTTGCGACCAGGCGCATATTTGTACAGTAGAGGTTTTAGAAGATTAAATGAACCAATGGGGATGGTCGAAAGAAATCCTAAATCATTAGCTAAAGGATCTGCAGGTAAGACTGGTGTTACAAAACTAGCAGGTGAATTGACTCCTGATTTTGTTAAAAAAAATCCTTTCTTATCAGAAATTCCAATAGCTGCTGGTTATATGATGTTACCAGAGAATGCTGAAGGTCAAGAAATGTTTGACCCAAGTAAACCAAAAACAGCATCTGAATTAGGTTTATCTCCACCAACTCCAGAAGATGAAGAACAAATAATTGATGACACAGTAAAGGATGCAACTGAACAAAACATAGTTAGTCAAGCAGAGGCTACAGTTTCTCAACCTGATCAAAAACAACTTCTTGTAAACAGTGAAAATTTAAATAAATTATATGGAGAAGCGTCAGATCAAATACAAAAAGACAAACAAGATGTTTCAATTAGTGATGTGATTAGAAGAAATGAAGATCCAGAACTTTATAATGAAATAATAGGTGGTGGACAAGGTGCACTTGCGAGAGAAACACAGATACAATTTGATGAGGATTTTGCAAGAGCTAATGGTAAAACACTTAGTACAATAAAATTAGATACAGGTGAATCATCACTGGGAACAGCAGCAACTATAGCTGAAGAACAAAACAAGGATATGATGAGTTCAGCAGCTTTAATAGCTGATTATGAAAATAAACTCGATGAAAGACAAAAACAATCTTTTGACGAGTATAAAAAAACTTATCAAGAGATGACTGGAGACGATGGTACTAATAATTATAGAGATATGGCAATATTCAAATGGGCTATGCGAATGATGAGTGCAAAAACATCACAAACTGGTATGTCTGGTTTTTTTGATGTGTTAGGTAGATCCTCTTCTGCCTTAGCTGATGATATCATGGCTATTGATCAAAATGAAAAAGCCAATGCTAGAGTTATGGCTGAAAAATACATGGATTATGAAAAAGCTTTTGATGCTACTACGGCTGCTAATGATAAAAATATATTTGTATCAAAATTAGGTCTTGCTCAACAAATAGAAGAAAGACAATATCAGAATGAAAGACAAGCAGCTCAGAACGCTTTTGAATTAGACAAACTCTCTAAAGAATTAAATGCAAAAGCAGAAGCAGCTAGAGTAAAACGTATGGCAGAATTAACACAAGCTGATGGTAATGGTAAAAAATATTTAATTGAAGATCCTAATGCTTTTCTTGGTAGACGTGGAGCCACTGTATATTTCAATAAAAACAAAGACCCTATGATATATGGAGACTATGTGGACGCAAATGGTAATATGAGAAGAGGTCTTATACCTTATTTAGATGACAAAGGCTTACCTGTTATGGTTGACAAATTAAGAGAAGTGCAAAATAACCCAACACTTCAAGCTAAAAGTTTAAATAGAATGAAAAACGCTGCTGAAGCCATGCGTTACTCAAGAACAGTACAAGAAATAGTTAAAAAACATGGCGCAGATATCATTGGCCTAAGTGGTGAACTGCAAGTATTGTATGGAAAGTTGACAGATACTTTATCGCAAGTGCCTGGTGTTGGTCCAAAATTATCAAGAGCACTTGGTGGCACAAACGCAAATGATTATATCACAGGAAGACAAGGTAATGAATATTTAAATTATAATCAAGTTAATGACAGTTTTGTAAAAAGTTTGGCAACTTTAACTGTAGGTGATGGGTTAGATGCAGCAGAAGCAGCAAAAACCGCAGAGGAACTTGAACAATTATATGGTAAAGATTGGGAGAAGAAAAATTCAGAGCAGGTCATAAGAAAGTTTAAAAACGATATGGCTGCAGTATCAAAACCTGGTTATGTAGATATAGTAGCAAGAAAATATAAACTTGACAAAAATGCACCTGACTTTGCTGATAAAAAAAGAGCTTTAGCTGAACTTCTTATTATTGAACAGCGTATGAAGTATTTAGTTGCACACGCAAACAAGGGTGGTGATAGACTTGCTGTCAGTGATATTAATAACGCAGCAGAGAGAACACAAATATTCCCATTCTTTGGTGACAGAGGGCTTGTGCTTAAAAACTATGAAAGTTTTGGAGACGAAATGAGAACAGTTATGAATAGTGAATTTGAAAGATACCTGTCGAATGGCGGGGACGAAAGTGTCATTCCTTTGATGTTTAAAGATAATGGCTGGGTTATTGAGTCTCAATCTGGTCAATCACGACTAAGAGGTCAAAGCTTGTCAAAAGAGGACACAACTAATGCACTTAGAAACACAGGAGTAATTCAGTGAAACTAAACGAGTTACAAAAATCTTTTGACGATTTTGAGTTTGATCCTGCTCAATATAATGATGAACAGTTAATAGCGATAGACTCAGCTTTTCAATCTGGTGCTTTACAAAATTTTTCTGGTATAAATCAATATCAAAGCGTAAAACAATCTGCACAAAAAGATATTGCTGAAGGTATACAGCAAGAAGAAGAAACAGTTCCTGGTGTCACGATACCTGGTGTTGGCACAGTAATGACAGAAAAAGCTAGCTTCGAAACTTTCGGAGATGTTGCTGGCTCTTTCATACCCTATATCATGGATAGGCAAAAGCTTATTAATGCATTTAATCCAGAAACAAGTAGACAAATGGGTGTAAATTATAGAAATGGTTTTGTAAATAAAACAGCTGACTTAGCGGCTAAATTAAACAAAATACCTATGGTAAAACGTTTTGGAATGTTAGGAAAAATGTTTGCTAGAACTGTAGGCACATTAGGAAATGCAGCAAGAAAAACTGATGATTTTTTAAGATATGGAGCAACACAAGCTACAAAGACAGAATTAAAATCTATTACTGGTGGAGCTTTAGGCGCAGCTGCAGGTTCTACTGCTTTTGACACAGTAAATAATTTACAAAAAGATTTTGCAGTTGGTGTTCAATATGATCTAGCTGATGTGGCTGAGAATGAAAAAGATAAATTACCTCCAGTACAAAGAACACTAGCAAATGCAATGGAGGCAGCTAAAAATTCTTTAATGTGGGCAGGTGGTATGAACGCTTTTGCTGAAATGGCAGGTATTACAGCTAAAGCTTTTTCAAAGAAACTTACATCAACAGGTACACCAGAATCAAAAGAAATTGCTGAGTTAGCAAAAAAATATGGGATTAATTTAAATTTAGGTCAAGCTGCAAAAGAGGGTGGTATTTTTGGTAATTTTATAAAAACGTTTTTTGAAACTCTTGGTATCATGCCAGGTGTTGCAGTGGTTGGTAAAAAACAAAGAGCACCACAAGAAAAAAAAGTTGGTGAAGCTATGTTTGAGTTTGCAGAAAACTTTGCACCTGTGACCACAGCTCGCATCTTAGGATATGAGGCTTTAGATGTAATAGATAACAATTACATACAGTATATGAACTTGATTGATGAAGGTTTTAAACAACTTAAAAATGAAGCTGATGCTATGGGTAATCCAAGAATGATACCAACCACTAAGTTAAGAGAAATGGCTCAAGAATATATGGGCGATTTAAAAAATTATGAAATTGGTAAATTAGGTTTAGATGAAGATAAAAGACTTTTTAAAATGGTAGCTAAAAATGATCCTGTCAATGCTTTGTTCTTAAAATTTGCAGATCAAGGTATATTTGATGATAAATTTTTTCTTACACCTAAAGAATACTTACAACTTAAAAAAGATATAAATAAGTCTGTGAAGATGTCACCTAACAATAGATCAATATTGCAGGCAGCTACAGGACTTAGAAGATCTTTAGAACAAGATTTTGCCTCAGTAGGACAAAAAGACGTTCAACAAAAAATATTAGAAAAAAGTCCAGATTTTGCTGGAAAATCATTTGCAAACGCTGCTGAAAAAAATAAATTTATGGAAGATTCAGCTAATAATTTAGATGTTTTTGGTAAAGAGTTAGTCAATAAGTTTCATATGTATTCTGCTATTACATCACCTTTTGAAGGTATGACAGCTAAAGAATTAAAAAAATTTGGTGACTATCTTTTTTCAGCTAAATCTGAATTAGGTGTTATGGGAGATGCAAAACAAGTACCGAGTAAAATGTTTGACTCTGTAATTACAGGTATTTTAAAAGATGGATCTCCTGAAGCTTTAAACGAACTTAGATTTTTGGTAGGAGCTACGGATAAAGGTTTTACTCGGACAGTAAAAGAAACTTTACCTGATGGCAAAGTTGTTGATAAGCAAATAAAAGTTGGTGAAAACTTTATGAACAAACTTACTTCACGTTTTGTATACGATGCATTTTTTAAATCTTTTGCTAAACAGCCTGATGAAACTTTAGCTAGAAACATGGAGCTGTTTAAAGATCTACAGGAAAAAGGTATGGCACGGGGTGTGTTTGCTGACGAAGTATTAGATGCTGCAGGAACAGCTGACATTGCAAAACTTAAAAAAATTCAAGCTGAAAAGACTATGGCAAATAATGTAGAAAGAATTACTAAAGAACAAATAGAGGTAAATCTAACACCAGAGGGTTTAGGTGAATTTCAAGGTATGGATGTTTTAAGAAAAAATTTAGGTTTAACTAATGCTGACGGCAGTGTAAACCAAGCAGGTAGAGAAAAACTACAAATATTGTTTGGCACGGGTGAAAAGGGGGCAAAACAATTAAAAGATTTAGAAGACTTTTTAGATGTTGTAGAAAGATTTAATTCTCAGTCTATTGGTGAGAGTAGCCGATTCCTTACTCGAAGAATTGGATTGACAGGTTTATCCTTAACAGCTGGTACCATAGGTGCTTTTACAGGCGGTCTAGGAGTTGGTTTTATGGGTCTAATCTTGACTCCTTTATTATTAAGAGGTGTTGGTGGTTTAGTGTCAAATCCTAGATTTATGAAAGCTTTACTAGATGTTTACACACCTGATGAAAGATTAGCAAAAGTCGGTAAAGGGTCTTTTAAAGATTTTCCTTTTATTGATCCCCTTCAACCGCTCGGAAAATATTTATCACCATCAAAAAGAAGATCATTAGGTATTTTATTAAATTATTTTAAAAGTTCAGAAGATGAAGTTCCTATAGACCCTGATACTATGACAGCAGAACAAATAAGAGATTATCTTTCCAACCAAATAAGAACCATGGTTCCTAATACAGCTATGAAAATGTCTGATCTGCCACCAAATCAAATTAAAAAAATGTTTCCTGATGTGCACCTTTATCAAAATTCATCTTTAGAAGATAGAGCAAAGTATGATGAAATACTTGCTGGTGGTATCAAAGCAAGAGCATTCACAGATGCAGTGCGTGATGCTGATAACGAAAGTGCTATGAGAAATGTTAATCTAGATGCGATGATCAGAAATCCTCAAGCTATGCAACTTGCACAAAGTGCTCCTAGTGCACCAAGACAAGAAGAAATGACCACGCCTCAGCAGCCAGCTGCAACAGGTATACAAAGACAAGGCTTGTTTGCATCTTTATTTCCAAACGATCCTACTTTACAAATGTTAAGTCAACAAGGACAAAGAAATGCCTGAACCAAGAACAACTAAAGAACATATTATATCTTTGTATGGGCACATTGAAGGTGTAAAAAAAGATGTAAGAACAATTAAAGAGAATCATCTAGCACACATTCACGAAGATATTGATAAGCTTGGTGAAAAAGTAGACAAGTTGTTATTTTGGTTAATGAGTGGTATGCTCACTATAATCATTACAATAATAGGACTTGTGGCATGGATCCAATAACTATCGCAACAGCTGCTTTTGGGGCAATAAAATCTGGAATCGAAGTCGGGAAGGAATTAAATAGCCTTTCTGGTCATATCATTAAATTTGTTAAACAAATGAGTGATGTGGAAGAGCAACACAAAAAAGAAAAAAGTAAATGGTTTACGTCTTCAAATGAAGAGGCTCTGCATACCTACTTTAGTTTAAAACAAGTTCATGACATGGAAAATCAATTAAGAGAAATATTTACTTGGCACGGATCACCAGGTGCTTGGAGTGAATTTGTAGCTATTCGAACAGATATTAGAAAAAAGAAAGTTGCGGCAGAGGCAAAACGTAAGGCAGAAAGAGAAAAACGTATGGTAAATTGTGCTTATGGATTACTTGCAGTAACTTTAATCGGTTTAATTGCTTTTTTAATAATGATGCTAAATTAGGCTGAAATCAGGGAAAAAACGACCAATTTTAAGAGCCGTCAGCGCGTATCTTTTATGCAAGATGACCTTTACTACCTGACGAAAAAGCATTAGAATATCACTAGTTAACTAATAAACCTTATAAGGAGATAATAATGAAAAGAGGTATGAAATCAAAAGGCTACTCTAAAGGTGGAGCCAAAATGATGAAAGCCAAAAGCGGTCGAATGATGAAATCAAAAGGCTATGCTAAAGGTGGAGCCAAAATGATGAAAGCTATGGGCGGAAAAATGATGAAGTCTAAAGGTTACGCCAAAGGTGGAGCCAAAATGATGAAAGCGTCAAAAGGCACGGCTACTTTTATGAAGAATAGTGGTAAGCAAGCACAAAAAGCATCAAACCAAGCATCATTCACAAGAGCAACATTTATGAAGGCTTTAGAAAGTGCTGGGGTGGGTGCTAGACTTACAACAGCAGATGTGCGTAAAGCTGCTAACATGTTAATGAAAAAAAAATAACTTGCTTTACGGCTAGTAATACTTATTATGGGGTATGGCATATCTTATTAAGAACATACCCTATTTTAAGGTTTGGGTAAGAAAAGAATTTACACACAATCACAGAAAATATCAGGGCGAGTACATTCACGCACTTGCATGTGCTGTTACGAGTATTCCTGATAGATGTTTAAGTTTTCAAGTCATTTTCACAGGCTGTGAAGACGAAGAGAATAGACTTGAGAATCCCCATGGTGGAGCAATGTGGGCACGAATGCCTATCACGGCTCTTGTGGCAGATGAACCTTTGGATACTTTTCCTCCTCCCCTTCAAACTCATCTGGCACAACCATGGGATTGTTCAGCACGGAACTTTGAGGTAATAAAATTTGATAGAACATCGAGTAGTCCATGGCAATGTAAAATAGATGGAGAGTTTTATACTGGCAAATATTATTTTACTGTTGATTATACTGGATCAGAAATAGCTGATGATCCTGCTCAGCATAAACAATCACATGTTTTGGAATTAACAAGTGGTCCTTGGAAAGGTTGTATTGTAGCTTTACCTAATAATAGGGTAAGAGTTACATCACCAGCTATGTGGGTGACAGGAAAAGGAGCTCCTGATTTTATACCAAGTCAATGGACACATAGTGCTGAAGGACATGATAGCTATATGGATTGGGAAACTACTTTTAATAATCTATATGCAGATAACGAAGAAGAATAAAGAGTTTGAAGTATCTGGCTTTATTATAAACAAGAAGTACAGCTACAAAGAATATTCCAGAAATGATGAAGAGTCCGGTAGAACCTATAACGTAGGTGAAAAAAAAATTCCTTCAGTTACAACTATTCTAAATAAAACACAAAGTGAAGAAAAAAGAAGATCGCTAGATGCATGGAGAGAACGTGTAGGATATCAAGAAGCTGCACGGATCACGGCCCAAGCATCTAAAAGAGGCACAGAAATGCATTATGTGTTAGAGCAATATTTAAACGGAATAGGATATATTAACCTATCAAAAGATGGTGCTTTACCTCGTATGATGGCACATACGATAGTTTCTAATCTTGACCGATTTAGTCAGGTATATGGCACAGAAGTAAGTTTATTTTACAAAGATAGATGGGCAGGAATGACAGATGTAGTTGGTGTATATGATGATAAATCTACGATAGTAGATTTTAAGCAAGCTAACAAACCAAAAAGAGAGGAATGGATTGAAGACTATTATTATCAGATAGCTGCATATTCTTTAGCGCATAAACTAAATTTTGGTCCTATCGAACAAGGTTTAATTTGTATATGCACAAAAGACTTGCAATATCAACAGTTTAAGATGAATGCAAATATGTTATCTGAGTATGAAGACAAATGGATGGCCAGGGTAGAAAAGTTCTACAAATATTCTAATACTTCTTCACCTAATGTTTGAGCACTTATTTTAAATTTTTTGTTTAATGCTTTAATAATAAACTCGTCAATAGTTGATCTAGCTAAAATATCTATATACGTTACTTTATTGTTTTGACCTATCCTATGTGCTCTATCTTCTGACTGTTGTCTTACCTCTAAATCATAATTATTGCTATAATAAATCACTGTACTAGCTTTTGTTAGATTTAGACCATACCCACCTGTTGTTGGATTGCCTACAAAAAAACGAACATGTTTATTTTCCTGAAAGTTTTTTACAGCTGAAGTTCTTGCCTCCACAGGAATGCTACCATAAATAGATACAACTGACATTGATCCAAATTTATCCTGTAGTGTTTTGATTATAGTCTCAATATTATGAACATAATTTGCCCAAATAATTACTTTACCATCAGTTTCTTCAAGAATTCTGAGCAGTTCATCAAGTTTTGGGTCTTCTAAATTTTGCTTTACACCTTCATCTGTGACCATATAACCACAACAAACTTGATGTAATTTAATTATCTCTGTTAATTTGTTTGTGTAGCTGGCTTCTTTATCCTCAAGCACAGCACGGGCAAACATTTTAAGTTGAGTATAAACTTTAAGCTGGTCACCTGTCATATCAACATATCTTTTTTCATATACTTTATCTGGTAAATCTAGACAATCTTGTTTTTTTACTCGAAATGAAAAAGTTTTAAGTTTTTTTTCTAATTCATCAAGGTTAGTAAAATACAAAGGTAAGCTAAATTGTCTACCTGTTGAACCCAAACCAATAGTTTTCATCACACAATAACGAGACCTAAAAGCATAATAATTTGTTATACCCAACAATTCTGGGTTAAGAAAACCACATTGGCTAAATAAATCGAGTGGTGATTTGGTTACAGGTGAACCTGTTAGTATTCTTTTATATTTTATTGGTTTACATAATTTAGTTATTGTTTTTGTTCTTTTTGCTTGTCTATTTTTTATGGTGGTCGCTTCATCAACGATGACCATTGCAGTATCTGCATATTCGTTTATAATATCAGTGACAACCTTTTCACCAGATTTACGAGAAAATGCTTCTATATTTATTAAAAAGAATGTTAATTTTTGGGATAGCCTTGCAAATTTTTTGTCTAATTTATGGATGCGAATTTCTGTGTCGACAGGACAATGAGTGTTTATTTCGTCCACCCAATTCCGATAAACCGAATTTGGTGCCACTACCAAGACCACATTTATCTTTTCTTGTTGATACAAATAAGCAGCATTATCTATACTGACTTTTGTTTTGCCAGTACCCATTTCCATAAAATATGCGTAATTAAATTTTTCTGCGCCTTCAATTAACGCTTGTCTTTGATGCTCAAAAGGTTTGGTTTTGTAGTCATATCCCATATATCTATAAGTTTATATTAAATATTTGTTGACAAGTCAATCAATAAATTTTAAACATATATTGGAAAGGAGTTCTTATGGACTTAGAAGCAGAATCTACCCGCATCAAGGTAGACACAGATGTCACTAAAGACATCGCGCAATCTTGCAATAAGTTATTGGGACTTCAGGAACAAATGTCAAAGTGTGAAGAACATTTAAAAAGCCTTCAAACCGAAGCACGTTTGCTTTCTGAACAAGAAATCCCAAACTTAATGCAACAAGCTGGCGTATCTATGCTTAAATTAGCAGATGGATCATCTGTTGAGGTAAAGCCACAATATGCTGCAAAAATTCCTGTATCTAAACAAGATGAAGCCTATACTTGGCTTCGTGATAATGGATATGGGGATATTATTAAAAACAATGTTACTGTAACTTTTGGAAAGTCTGAGGACAATGCCGCTCGGAGTGTCTTTCACGATCTAAAAGAAGCAGGACATAATGTAGTTCAAAAAGAAAAAGTAGAATCTATGACTTTAAAAGCATTTGTCAGAGAGCAAATTGAAAATGGTCATAATATTCCTATGGATCTTTTTGGAGTATATGTTGCTAACAAGACTAACATAAAAGGAGAAAAATAATTATGAACCAAGTCGCAACGAAAAAAGAAAACGCAGTACAATCTGTATCTGCTCTTGAAGAATTTGCAGGACAAGGTGCTGAAAATATCACAGCTCGTGATACTAAGCTGCCTATTCTTAAAATTCTTTATTCTAACTCACCAGTACTAGATGAAAGTGATGGTAAGTTTAATGAAAAAGCAAGACAAGGTGATATCTATAATGAAATCACAGGGTCCTTATATAAAGGTAAAGATGGAGTAATTGTTGTTCCATGTTTATATATAAATACCTTTAATGAGTGGAAAGACAGGGGTGATTCTCCGGGACGTCCCATTGCTATACATACTGATCCATCCATTTTAAGACAAACGTCACGTGGTGATGATGGCAAAGATAGATTAGAAAATGGTAATTATATCGAAGACACAGGTAATCATTTTGTTTACATACTTAACAAAGATTATGAGCCTGTTGAAAGTGCTTTAATTACTATGAAATCTACTCAAAAGAAAAAATCAAAACTATGGAATTCTATGATTCAATCAAGAAGAATGAAAGGTAAAAATGGTTTTTTCTGTCCACCTTCTTGGGCAACAGCTTACAAACTAACTACTACAAAAGAGTCTAATTCACAAAACTCTTGGTATGGTTGGGTCTGTGAGTTTGATAAAATCATAGCTGATTATGAAAAAACTTTACAAGTAACTAAAGATTTTTACGAAGGTGCTAAGTCTTCTGAAATTTTTGGTAAAGTGGATTTCGGTCAAGAAAATGCTATGAATGAAACAAAGCCTAAAGAAAGTGGAGATGTGCCCTTCTAATGGAAGAAAAACTATTTAAACTTTTTGAAGGTGACAACACTCGTTATCTTAAGTCCTCTCTTACGGGAGAGGACGACGAGAGAGGCAAGAAGTCTGCTGAATATATCACGATACACGAACCAGTGACCAGCGCCATATGGAAACAACATCTTGAAGGCAAACTTAGAGTTGGTCTAAAACCTGAGATAGATGGTCAATGTAAATGGGGTTGTATTGATGTAGATCCAAATAATTATAAAGATTATTCGGAAAAAAAGTATGTAGAAATTATTAAAAAATACAAACTACCTTTTGTACCAGTAAAGTCTAAATCTGGTGGATTACACATATTTGTATTCTTTAGTGATTTCGCTGAAGTTGATAAAGTAGTGAAAAAACTTGGTGAGATAAATCAACAATATTTTTTAGCTCAAGAAATATTTCCGTGTAATAAGGCAGTCAATATGCCCTATCATAATGTAAATGCATCTATGGAATTTGCTTTTGATGACAACAACACACCCATTATGATTGGTAGATTTATTGAGCTGGCGATGGAAAAAATGTTAGCTCCACAGGACTTTTATGGTTTGAAAGTAAAAGAATATGAAGCTGAATCGCAGTGGAGCAGCTATCCACCTTGTGTGCAAAAACTAATACAAGAAGGTTGGAGTGGGTCCAACCGCAATAATTTTTTATTCAATGTTTTAGTTTTGGAATCTAAAAAAGATCCATCTTTGTCAGTTCAACAACTTGAACAAATAGCCATAGCTAGAAACACACAGATATTTACAAAACCTTTACCTACGTCTGAAGTAATTGCTTTGGCAAAGTCTGTATCAAAAGGTGGTTATCAATTTCAATGTCCACCAAAACATCCTGAGTATCAGCCTATTTGTAATAAAGATTTATGTAAAACAAGAAGTTTGGGGATTGGCGAAGCAGTTCCAGAGATTATTGATCAGTTTGAGAATATAAAATATATACAAGATACAAAAAGTATTTGGTATGAATTTGATTATAAAGGTCAGCACATATCTGTAACTCCTGAGGATATGAAAGATGAAAAATCTTTTAGAGTCAAACTATTAAGACATAGAGTCTATTGGCTAACTTTACCTAAACCTAGAAAAGGTCCTAGTCCTTTTGAACTCTTGATGAAAGGTATTGTAGATCAAGCTGAAGAAAGTCAGGAACATATCTATGCGGATACACTTGAAGAAGAGCGCTATTCTTTACTTAAAGATTTCTTCGAATCACATATAGAACAAGACAAGTTTGATAAACTTAAAGATGGTTATGTAGTATTAGATAGTAAGTCCAATGTGTGTTATTTTAAGAGACTAACATTAGATAAATTTATAAAAAAAAATGCTACAAAAGTATTTAACACAACAGCTGATGCCCTTAGATTACTTGGTTGTGAGAGAAAAGATTACCACGAGGGTGAGAAAAATGTATGGAATGTAGAAATGCCAGAGTTTGTAAACCATCAGGCTTTAAAACCAAAGACTAAAGATACAGAAAGTGAAATGGATGATAGCTACCACAACAAATTCAGACCTGCACAAGCACAAGCTGATACACAAAAAGACAGTTAAAATATTCGGACCACCTGGTACAGGTAAAACTTACACATTAATTGAACGTGTTTTAAAAAAACATCTTGCAAAAGGTATTCATCCAAAAGACATAGCTTTCATATCGTTTACAAACAAAGCTGTAAACACAGCACGGGATAGGGCTCTAGCAACTTTTACAGAATATACAGAAGATGACTTTCAAAGATTTAAAACGCTGCATAAATATTGTAGACGTTATTTTGAGGAAGAAGTTTTTGATCCAAAAAATTGCATGCTTGATTATGCACTTCAAGCTAAAATAATAAAATCTTCAGATGGTCGTTTATCAGATGATAATTTTACATATAAGGATTGGTCTCTTGGTATTTATGACAAAGCAAGAAATATGATGACGGATCCACGTTTAGTTTATAAAAAAGAATCTTATAAAAGAGATAATCTAGATATATTTTTAAGAAAAATTAGCACTTATGAAAATTATAAAAAAGATAGCTTTATAGATTTTACAGATATGATTGAAAGAGCGATTGATGAAGTGGACTTTCCTCCACTGGAGATATTAATTTTAGATGAAGCCCAAGACTTCACACCTTTACAATGGTCAGTCATATATAAAATGTGTTCAAAGGTAAAAAGAATTTATTTAGCTGGCGATGATGATCAAGGTATTTATAAATGGAATGGAGCTGACCCTAAATATTTTACTACTTATTTTCCAGGGCGCAAAGTTATACTAAGAAAAACTAGGAGGTTTGGTGAAGCTATACATCATTTCTCACAAATAATAAGACGTGGTATATTAGATAGTGTTGAAAAGGATTATGAAGCTTTACAAAAAGATGGAGCTGTAAAAAGATATTTAAATTTCAACGAAGTTCCAATAGGTAAATTGCCAGGCACTTGGTACATACTTGGTAGAGTAAACACAACAGTGAATGAACTTAGAATGTGTGCTAAAGATGCCGGTCTATACTATGGGGATAATAGAGGTAATAGATCCTTTGATATTAAACAATGGGCAGCTATAAAAGCTTGGACAAAAATATCTAAAAATAAAAAGATAAATAAAAAAGAGGCTGAAGGTATGTATAAATATATTAGAGATTTACAGGATTTAAATTTTAGAAGGGATAAGTTTTGGCAAGATTTACCTGATTATCAAGAATATGATTTTAAAGGTTTAAAAGATTGGTGTGGTTTAGATTTACCAGATGAAGCAAGAAATAAACCATGGTGGGAGATATTACAACGTAACTTTAAACCTGAACAAATAACTTACTTTATAAGATTATTAAAAAGATATGGAGCTAGGCAACTTAACGCAGAACCTCAAATAATAATAGATACAATACATTCTGTAAAAGGTGGTGAAGCGGATAATGTGTTGATATATTCAAAAACTAATTGGCCATCTGCTTTTAGAAATAAAAATATATCTGAGAAGTCCGATGAAAAGAGAGTTTATTATACAGGTGTAACAAGGGCAAAAAACACTTTACATATTTTATCCACAGACTATAAATATAACTATCCTATTGGTTCAGATTACTTTGTTTACTTACAGGAGAAAAAATGAGTATATGGGAAAAAGGTGGTAAGCACTATAAAAGTTTTAAAATACAACCTTCTAAATTTATCAATGAAAACAATTTATTATTTGCAGAAGGTAATGTTATCAAGTATGTTTGTAGGCATAAAAATAAAAATGGAAAAGAAGATATCCAAAAGGCAATTCATTATTTAGAAATGATTATCGAGAGAGATTATGACTAGTTTACAACTAACATTTAATTTTAAAAAACACATATGGTCAGCTCCTAGTGATTACAGAGATTTATCTGATGCGAAAGAAATTGCTATAGATTTAGAAACAAGAGATGATGGTATAACAAAAGGTATTGGAGCTGGTTGGGCTACAGGGGCTGGTGAGATAATAGGTTTTGCTGTAGCAACTGAGGGTTGGCAAGGGTATTACCCCTTTGGTCATTTTGGTGGTGGTAATTTAATTAAAGAACAAGTTATGAGGTATATGCATGATGTGTGTAGTTTACCTTGCACTAAAATTTTTCATAATGCTCAATACGATGTAGGTTGGTTACAAGCATATGGTATCGATGTTAAGGGTGAGATAATAGATACTATGGTAGCTGGCGCCCTAATAGATGAGAATAGATATACTTATAAATTGAATGCGTTAGCTAAAGATTACATTGGAGAATTAAAAGCTGAAACTGACTTGATTGAAGCTGCTAAGGCACATGGTGTTGATCCTAAGATGGAAATGTGGAAACTGCCAGCTGAACATGTAGGTTATTATGCGGAACAGGATGCACGGCTCACGTACCTTTTATGGCAAAGGTTTAAGCATGAAATAAGACAACAAAATTTAGAAACTATATGGGAGTTAGAAAAGAATCTGCTGCCGATTCTTATAAAGATGAGAACACAGGGTATACGGGTTGACATTGAACGCGCTGAAAAATTAAAGAATAGTTTTGTAGATAGAGAAAAAAAAGTATTACATAAAATTAAAAGTCTAATCGGCAAAGATATTGATATTTGGGCAGCTCGTCAAATAGGTTTTGCTTTTGATAAATTAGGCATTGACTATCCTAAGACACCAAAATCAGGAGAACCTAGTTTTACACAAAATTGGTTGATGAACTCTAAACAAGAGATATCTAAACTTATTGTAGAAGCCAGAGAGATAAATAAATTTCACAATACCTTTCTTAACTCGATAATGAAATATGAACATAAAGGTAGGATCCATGGAGAAATACAGCAGCTTCGTAATGACTCTGGTGGCACTGTAAGTGGTCGATTAAGTATGTCAAACCCTAACCTGCAGCAGTTACCAGCTCGTAATAAAGAGTTTGGACCTATGATAAGAGGTTTGTTTTTACCGGAAGATGGATGCAAGTGGGGTTCTTTTGATTACTCGCAACAAGAACCACGGCTTGTTGTTCACTATGCTGCAAGTATTGGTGAGGGCTATGAGGGTAGTCAAGAGTTAGTTGAAGCGTATACTAACGCTGATGCAGACTTTCATCAAACTGTCGCTGATCTTGTTGGCATAGATCGTAAACAAGCTAAAACAATTGGACTTGGTCTTATGTATGGCATGGGAAAAAATAAATTAGCAAATATGTTGGGTGTGTCTTTTGATGAAGCAAAAGAGTTAATTAATAAATATAATAAAAGAGCGCCTTTTGTAAAAATGTTATCTGACAGGTGTATGCAAAAAGCAAATTCAGAGGGTGTGATTAGGACTAAATTAGGTCGCAAATGTCGTTTTGAGATGTGGGAACCAAAAGATTTTGGCGTACATACACCCGAGCGATTTGAGAACGCCTCTGCTAAATATGGCTCCAGCAACATTAAAAGAGCTTTTACGTACAAAGCTTTAAACAGACTAATACAAGGTTCAGCTGCGGACCAAACTAAACAAGCAGTGGTTGAATGTCACAAGAATGGTTTCACTCCAATTTTACAAATACATGATGAATTATGTTTTAATTTAGCTGATGATGAAGATGTAGGTCAAATAAAGAGAGTGATGGAGGGTTGCGTGAAACTGAAAGTTCCAAGTGTAGTCGACGTAGCGATAGGAAAAGACTTCGGTGAAGCTTCCTAGTAATTTATTTTAGCATTAGCTATATCTTTCTGGATAATTTTTTCTTTTATAAGATCAATTTTTCCTTCCAGATCTTTCATATCAACAGAATATACACCTCTAGTTAGATACATATGATTCCATTGATTTTCTAACGCCATTTTTTCTGCAATTAGTGCATTCATCACGTTTCTCCTAATAATATAATATAATTTTTTGATATTTTGTCAATATTTCTTGACCTACCCCACAATATCCTATATATTTAGGATATGAAAACTTTTATTAAATCAAAAAGAACAATAAATTTTTTACAACAAATAGAAGCAGCCTTAAGAAAAGTAGAAGCTACTGATTTTAGGGGGGATCCTTATGATGAAGGTGATGTCGCTGAGCACGTAAAAGATTTTAAAAAAATTATATATCAATGTCCTGACACAGGTGTAGAGCATCAAATGTTTGGTACAGACTTGGCAGCAGCCTTGATAAAATCAGAAAACTTAGCTAAACGGGGCCAGGATGACTAACCCTTTTTTGTTAGAAACTCCTGGTGTTATAAACTTTTCTGGTGGTAGAACATCTGGTTTTATGTTAAGAAAAATATTAGATGCTTTTGATAATAAACTACCAAAAGATTTACCAGTTTGTTTTGCTAACACTGGTAAAGAAATGCCGCAAACTTTAGATTTTGTACATGAGTGTTCTACACGTTGGGATGTTCCTATTGTGTGGATGGAGTGGGATGACAAAGCAGAAAATCATTTAAAAATTGTTGATTACGAAACAGCTGCAAGGAATGGTGAGCCTTATGAAAAACTAATAGATAGTAAAAGGTTTTTACCTAACCCTGTTACAAGATACTGTACATCTTATTTAAAAATAAAACCTATGCGCGCATATTGTATGTTTCATTTAGGTTTTGAACATTGGATGAGTTATATAGGTTTAAGGTATGATGAACCGCACAGAGTTGCGAGATTATCAAATCGTAATAAAAAAGAAAGATGGGAAACAGAGGCACCTTTGCATACTGCTAAAATTGCAGTGAAAGATGTTTTTGATTTTTGGAAGGATAATGATTTTGATTTACGTTTACCAAATATTGGTGGTAAAACACCACAAGGTAATTGTGATTTATGTTTTTTAAAAGGTGCAAACACAATAAGAAACATAATAAAATCAGACCCTAAATTAGCTGACTGGTGGATAGCTCAAGAAAGTAAGAAGATGGGCACGGGAAATGATCGTGCTGCATACTTTCGTAAAGACAGACCAAGCTACGCTAAATTACTACAAAACACTAAAGATCAACTTGAGTTGTTTGAGTTTGATCAAGCAACTGATACATGTTTTTGTCACGATTAGAAATGGAGAAATTATGGACATAAATAAATGGAAATCTGTGGCAGTGCGTTCTGAAAATTATGCATTATTAAAAGGTTTATGCAAAAAGAAATATAGAACACCTGGCGCATTCATTGAAAAATTAATTTACGATTACATTAGTTTTCAAGCTAAAAAAGAAAAACTACCAGAAAAAAAATACAAAGAACTTTTATTGGAGGAAAAATGACTGAAGCAGAAAAGAAACAGATAAGATGGGCGCCTTACTTAGCTTTTATTAATAACAAAAAGTATGGGACAGGTTATTTAGACATGTCTCTTGCGCATGAAGATTACAGAAAAGGTATTCATATATCGATACCACTTGATCTTGAAATTATAACGGATTCACAGTTCGAATATAATGGTAAAAAGATGAAAGCGTTAACAGTGCACAAATGTCAAAACTGGGACGATTCTGTATATGTTTTTGCGAGAGAAGTAGAATGAAGTGGATTGTAATATTTTTTTTAGCAAACGGACTTGAACATGTGCATGGTGAGGTTGAAATTTGTGATTATGCGAAAATAGATGAACAAGTTGAGATTTTTGAAAAAGAAACAAAGAAAGATGTTCAAGGTTGGGGTTGCTATGATGAGAAGACATTTATCATACGTCAAAAAGCTCGAGAAAGTTTAGGTATCGATGTTTGATTGGTTCATTGTTACACTATGGTTTGAGCTTAATGATAAACTGTATATGAAACATTACCCAAATCAATTGATTAGTGATTGCAAAGCAGCTGTTGTTGAACTTGTAGACGTTTACGAAAAAGAATACCCATTTCGCAAATTTCGTGCTGCTAAATGCAATAAGGCTAGCGACTGGGTAAGAAAATATAAATATAATGATTGGGATAAATTTTTGTTTAATAAGGAGGAAAAATGAGTAGACGAAAAGATATAATATGTGAAGAATGTAAAGGTAATGGGTATATTCGCACTGATCATAATAAACCTATTACAGCTGAAAACACACACATTTGTCCTGCCTGTCAAGGTGAAGGGTCAGTTGGTGATTGCAGAATAGACTACAATGATGAAGTTCAATATTGGTGTTAATATTAATAAAAGAAAGGTAAATAAAATGAAAAATAAAAAAACACAAATGAAGGCAGAAGAAATGCATGAAATATATACAGAGTTTGGACGAAAATATGCTGAAATGTCAAAAAAATATGATCCGGAGGCGTTATTAAAAGGTGGTTTGTTTGCTGCACTTGAGGGTCTATTAGAATGTGCTCCTTCAAAACAAGCAGCACTTGATAGTATTTTTGCTATGATTGAAATGATAATGAATAAAAATGCGAAGTCAGATAAAGAAAAAGTATTTAGCGTAGAAAGAGAAAAAATTCATGAATTAAGTAAACAGGTGCATTAATGAATGAAGACGATTACATTAGATTAGCTGTAAAAGCAGAAAAAGAATTATTAATTAAATGTATCCAAAGACCTAGTTATGCAACTGAACGATTACAAAGTCAATTTGGATATACTATGACGGAATTACAAGAAATTAAAAATCGTGCCTCGTTATTACAAACCAGCGAATAGTTTTACCAGTATCTCTTGTAAAGAATTATTTATTAAAGACTCTCAGTATAGAAATAGACATCGTCTTAAGACGCGCGTCATTAAAACTGGTAAAGTACCATACGAGTGTTTTGCCTGCGGTAATACTGGAGAATGGCAAGGAAAAAAATTAACACTTGTCTTAGACCATAAAAATGGTGTAAAACTAGATCATAGGCTCGAGAACCTTAGGTTCGTGTGCCCAAACTGCGATAGTCAGTTACCCACGTATAAAAGTAGAAATATCAAGTATCAAGAATCACGGAACAGGGGCCAGGAGTAACCTTAACTAGGAGACTTTGTGAGTGATTTAAATAAAACTGATGAAATTATGTCAATTTTAAGTAAAAATTTGACAAAAAAAGATTTTAAAAAAGTAATGGACTTCATTTATGGTGCATCTATGGGTCTAGATTTTAACTATTCTAGCGCTTTGTATCAAAAATTATTAGATCAATATTATCGAACAACAGATCAAAAAGAAAATGTAATAAAATTGAACCTTGTTAAGGGTGGTAAAAATGAATAAAAAGGAGTACCATAAAAAAATGGACAAAAAGATTGACTGGAAAGAGTTAATTGGTGGAGACAATGACACAATTATAGATCCTTCAACGATGGATGCTGTGGATCGTATGCATTTTATCGATGGTATATATAACGAATACGTTTCTTTTTCAAAATCAAAAGACCCTCAATTAGCAGAATTTACAGAAAAATATTACACAGTGCTTACAGAATTAATACAGGTTTACGGGCACTAATGAATCCATCACCGCTTTTAATGAGAAAAATGGGATTACGCTTTGCAAGAAGTGTCTTATCGGTTGATAAATTAGAATCCGAAGAAAAATTATGGCGTTCAGTTGTAATAAATGCAATTGAAGATTGTATGATAGATCATAGTGATAGAAAACCATCTTTAATTAAGATAGAAGCTCATAACTGGATTGTGTCACGGACAAGAGATTTTGATTTAGTTTGCACTTGGGGTAGATTAGATCCTGATGATATAGAAGAGTGTTACATAAAAGCTCTTAAAAATTTACATATGCGCTTTACTCTTAGACAACTTAAATGGTTTGACTATGACAAAATTTACAAAAAAATGTTGTCTTCACCTCCACCTAAAAAAAAGAAACTTAGAAAAGATTTAAATGATTTACGACAAGTGGTTAAAAACACTCCCACTACTTATATAAGCACAATTTTTGTTTCAGCATTCGTATAGTATTCATTTTTTTGCAATTTCTCATATGTGTCAATATCATGGCTGCAGACAAAAATAACATAGGAAAATGACCTCCTAATATTGACCAGGCAATCCAAAATATTTGAGAGAAAAAACCGAAAAGCGGTGCGTACCAAGATTGATTACCATAAATATAAATTGATATGACGGCGGTTATAGCGCAAAACATTTCTAAATAAAACATTGTTTATGATACCTCAAGCTAGCGGAAAGGCAAATAGGTGTTAACAATTTGGCTAACTTGAGGTTTGTGACAATTATTGTATAATTTAAATTAACTAAAATGTCAACAAATATTATTTTTTATTTTCCCAGTTTTCTATAATGTCATTCCTTACAAACTTTTTTTAAAAAAAGTTCAAAACATAGACAAAAAACTAGGAAACTAGGAAAAATAGCAGAAAACAAGGAAATATTAGAAAAAAAACTAGGAAAAAACTAGGAATTTTTCCCAAAAAGTAGGAAAAATATCAATATATATTACTAAATTTAGTATTTTATTCCTAAAAAGTAGAAATCCTTATGGACAAAAAATAGAAACTTTTTTTAAAAAAAACTTTGTATATAATGACATTATGGTAAAAATAGATATGCCACAAAGAAAAAGAGAAGTAAGAACCATTGATGATCTAACCGATAAACAAAAGAAGTTTATTGATATACTTGTGGATAATTGGGGTTCAATATCTAAAACAGACGCATATTTGAAAGCTGGCTATGAAACAAAAGGTAACAAAGTTGATAAGGGAAGTGTTGCAGCAATAGCAAGTAAACTTACAAACCCAAAAATAAACCCGCATATTTGTAGATATCTTGAAATTAGATTACAGCAAGAACAAGAAAAATATGAAAAAGATAAACTTAGAAGATACAAAATATTTGAAAGATTAAGAAATGGCGCTGAAACAAAAGGACAATACACCGGGGCTATAAATGCAGAGTTTAGGGCTGGACAATTAGCAGGACAATTTGTTGACAAAAAAGAAATTGCGCATACCACTTTAGAGGGCATGAGTAGAGATAAATTAGAAGAACGTCTCAAAGAATTAGAAAATAAAATTAAAGACGCCGATAACATAATTGATGTGACACCAGAAAAATGAATTGTTGGCATTGTAAAGCAGAATTAATTTGGGCAAATGATTTTGACATTGATGATGAAAATGATGATTTTTGTATGGAAACTAATTTAACTTGTCCAGAATGTGGTTCATTCGTAGTGGTTTATTTGCCTAAACAATTACCGAAAGATAAATAATGAGAGAGTCCCAAATATGGAGACTTATTAACACGATTCAAAAACCCTATCGGGATTGGCATCTCATTAGAATTGAGTCCAGTACAATCAACGGAATCCCTGATGTTAACGCTTGTATCGAAGGTAATGAATTTTGGTTTGAGTTAAAGTCAAATGATGACAAGAATTACGGCATATCAAAATACCAAATTAATTGGATAATCAAAAGACAACGAGCTGGTGGTAAAGCTTTTATCTTGCATAACTCCCCCTTGAAGAGAGAGTTCAAAATTCTCGAGATCCGTGATTCTGGTCTCCCGTTTCCCGTTTCCCGTTTCCCGTACACTAAACCCGCTACCATTTTACCATCGATCCTGATCGAGCTGGCCAGGCGCGCTGCAGCGTGAAGCTGGTTTCCCGTTTCCCGTACAAAGTTGCAGTTTTCTGGGACTTTTTCAATCCATCTGACTGACCAGCGCGCAGCGGGGAAGGTTCTGCTCCCTGTAAAGTTCCCGAACTCTTTAGTTTTCTGCAGTTTTCTTCACGCTGTAAAAAAGTTGTTGACTGGATCAGGATCCTGAGTTATATTCAGGCTGTTAACAATTTGGATATTAACTTTAATATAGGAGAAGCAATTATGTCCGAAAATATATGCAGCTGCTGCAAGCAGCCAATAGAAAAAAATGCTAAAAATCAATTCTGGACCTTGGGACAAGAGGGCTGGCCATTGTTCAAAGGCAAGATATGTGACGTGTGTCATGAAGAATGGCAGGCGGATATAATAAAAGCTAGGATGGTGCAGGCATGAGTAAAAAAAACGAAAAACAGATTGAGTGGGTTATGAGTGAAGTTAGTAAAATAATAAATCAAGCTCACGCAAAAAAATATGAATGTATAAATGTGTGGCAAGCTTTGAATCAATCTTCTATTGAATATGGTTTTGACTGTGCACCAACTAATACAAACGCAACTATGTTTGCTCTAATGAATTTAGTAGACAAACTTAAATATTTAGAAGAAGAAAGGGTAAAACATGACTGACAATACTTATAATGGCTGGACCAACTACGAGACGTGGCGTGTAAAGCTAGAAATGATTGATAACTTTGCTAGTGTCGAACATCTAGCACCAGACTTTGATCGTGACGAATTAAAAGCGTATTGCACTGAGTTGCTGGATGAGGAGTTTAGAACATTGGAACATGTGCCTGTCCAGCGGTTCGGTCGTGATTATGCGTACACGTTCCTGGATGCCGTTAATTGGGCAGAGATTGAAAGGTCCCTTGTTCAAGATTACGAGGAGGACCAGCAGATCGCATGATGGCTTTCATACTTACTATAATAATAATGGCAATATTTTTTCCACGGCTGAGTGCTTTCTTAGCCGTGGTGATTGCCTGTGTGGTGTTTTCATTTTTATAACGTTTCCCGTTTCCCGTTTGTGGAGGCTGCTCTTTCTTTTTTTCTTCATCCAATCTGTCGCCTGGCGCAGCGGGGAACTTTTCTGGAGAAAAATATGGATTGTTAAAAAATTTTTTTCTTGACTGCAATTTTATTCTTTATATAATAGAGTTGTTAACAATTTATAAAGGAGAAAAAAATGGGTTTCGATTTATACGGACTTAATCCAAAACTAAAAGGCGTTAAACCATCTATTGATTGGAATACTGCTACCGATAAAGATAAAGATAATTATGTGAGAGCTTCAAATATCTTTGAAGAAGAAAATCCTGGACATTACTTTCGTAATAATGTGTGGTGGTGGAGACCATTGGCATATTTAATAGAAGATAAATGTAAAGATTTTTTAACTGACGAGCAAAGAAAAAGTTTACATTATAATGACGGCAAAGAATATTCGGACAAGATTGCAGTTAAAATTGCAAACAGATTGCAGGAAGTCTTGGATAAAGGCGAGTTGCTCAAGTTAAAAGAAGAACACGATGCACAAATGGAGAAAGCTAAAAAGCATAACGATATTTTAAAAAGTAAAATGAAAGAAATAGTTGATGCTCACGACGGAGTTGCTCCAAAAGATTTGCCAAAAGAAGAATTTACAAATTGGCAAGAACTTCAAAAACAAAAAAATTGGGCTAGTTCTTATCCATTTGAGATTGACAACGTCAAAGAGTTTATACTGTTCGCTCGTTGTAGTGGTGGTTTTTCAATATGTTAAGTTCCTTCCTTGAACTGCTAGGAGTATTTCTAGCAGTTCTCATTTTCTTTTTACTAATCAGATAAATATATTTCCCGTATCCCGTTTGCCGTCCCGTTTGCCGTTTGTTGGTTTTCATTAACCAGCAGCGGTGCGCGCGCCAGATCATTCTACCAGTAAAAAAAAACACAAAAAAATAAAGTCAAAAAAAATAAAAAAAGTGTTTGGTGTTATTATAAAAATGTGGTCTACTATATATGTGTTAACAATTAAACAATGAAAGGTAGTAATTATGACACAATTAAAACTAAAAAATACTTACTTAACTAAGTTCAAGGAAGAATTTATTGTTAAGTATGGCGAACTAAAACAAGAAGTTTTAGATAAGCAAAAAATACTAACTAATATGAAACCTTTAATTCTAGAAGTATTTGATGATTTAAATACCTCTATGATTAATATCACAAAGGTTGCTAAATATAAAGGCACTACAATTTCTAAGATTACTAGAGAAAGTAGTTATGCAGTAAATGGTAATGGTACTAAATTACTTGATGCAAACAAACAACCTATTTTAATTTCTGGTAGAATAGACACTAAGAAATTAAAAGAGAAGTATCCTAATGTTTATGCAGACTGTTTAAAAGCAGTTAAATCAGTTGAAATAAAGTATGACATTAAGAAAGTTGGTAAATAATGCCAAACTTATTAGATACTATTATTAATACTAACCTCACTACTATCAATGATAGTAGTGAGATTGAACAACCTAATGAACGTAATGTTAGAGAACCTCATTCTCAATTAAGGTTAAACAATGCTCTAGTCGCAAAAGTATTAGAAGATATAATCGTTGAACATTGTTCTAATTATAACAATGAACAATCACAAGCCTTAATGAATGACGTTCAAAGTGCATTACATCAAGTTAGAATATCAATACTTAGATAACACAATAAAAGGCTTACATTAATTTGTAAGCCTTTTTTCTTTTACAATTCCTCACATAACAACCTAATTAATAAAGTATTAGACTTCATTAAATTATTTTATGCTTATCTACGGCTCTTAAAATCGGTCGTTATTAAATAAAACAATACAATTCCCATATAAAAATTAGGTTACGCAAACAGGTTTACCTGTATCAAGTTTTATTTTCCCCGCGGGCGCAACGCTTAAAAAGAGACTCTCAACCTGTTCCAAACACAATATCTAGTATGTTTTTGTATTCCCACGCACAAGATATAGGTTCTTGCGACAACGACAGCCTACGGCAAGATCAATACATACATATGTTTGCATTTTCTTATGACCTAGATTATAGTGTTTTGTATGTCAATTAATAATTTGACCACAGACAAATTGAGGCTCGAAGTAGAGAGGCTCTTGATAAAAAACATAAAACTGTGCCAAGACAATTTTTTATATTTTGTAAAAGAGATGTGGCCCGATTTTATATATCGTAAAACCAAACTAAGGGATAACTGGGGTCATCACCAAATAATTGCAAATGAATTTACTAAAGTGGCTGCAGATAAAAAAGGGAGGCTCATAATAAATATGCCTCCTAGACATACCAAATCAGAATTTGCTTCAATTTATTTTCCAGCATGGATGATAGGGAAGTTTCCTAAAATGAAAATTATGCAAGTATCACATAACACAGAACTTGCAGTACGATTTGGTTCTAAGGTTCGAAACATCGTAGGCTCACCTGAATACAAACAAATATTTGGTGACGTCAGGTTACGAGAAGATTCAAAAGCCAAAGGTAGATGGGAAACTAACCAAGGTGGTGAATATTACGCAGCTGGCGTCGGAGCGTCAATCACGGGTCGTGGTGCGGACTTACTGATTATTGATGATCCACACACGGAACAAGACTCTTTATCTGATATGGCTATGGACAGAGCTTTTGAATGGTATGCTTCAGGTCCACGACAGCGTTTACAACCCGGAGGCTCAATTCTGCTTGTGATGACAAGATGGGCAGAAGATGATTTAACAGGTCGTTTATTGAAGGCTCAAACTGAACCGAAAGCAGATACGTGGCGTCAAATTTCATTCCCAGCGATCCTCGGCTCAGGGAACCCAGTCTGGCCTGAGTACTGGAATTTAGAAGAATTAGAAAAAATCAAAGCATCATTACCAATACGAAACTGGTCTGCTCAGTATATGCAGAACCCTACCAGTGAAGAAGGTGCAATTTTAAAAAGAGAATGGTGGCGACCTTGGAAAGGACCCATACCTAATTTGATGCATGTCATACAAAGTTATGATACAGCGTTCAGTAAGAAAGAGACAGCTGACTATTCAGCCATTACTACTTGGGGTGTATTTACTCCAGATGAAGGTGGGGGACCCAATATAATTCTTCTTGATGCTATACGGGGTAAATATGATTTTCCAGAATTAAAAGCAGTCGCTCTAGATGCACATAAGTATTGGGAACCCGAATCTATTATTATTGAGCAGAAAGCTAGTGGTGAACCTTTGACTCAGGAATTTAGAAGAATGGGTATACCAGTCATACCTTTTGTGCCAAGTAAGGGTAATGACAAGCATACCCGTGTTAATGCAACATCTCCTATATTTGAAAGTGGTGCTGTATGGTATCCGTATGGTGAACATTTTGCAGAAGAAGTTATTGAAGAGTGTGCTGCATTTCCGAATGGTGCAAATGACGATTATGTTGACTCAACAACGCAAGCCTTACTAAGGTATCGCCAAGGCAACTTTGTTGAGTTATACTCAGATTATGTAGATAACGAGGATAGACCTCCTAAGGAATATAGATATTATGGATGAAGAAAATCAAGAATCGGGTGGTCCAGGTATATTTGGTGTACTTGGTGGAATAGGGGCAGCTGCTCTAGCATTACCTAAAGCAAGAAGAAAAATAGTAAAAGGCATTGGTGAGTTCTTTAGAGATGACGATAAAAAATTTAAAACCAGTGTAGATAGATTTGCATCAAAAGCAGAGGCTCAAAAAGCTGAAAACATATCACAAGAGGTGTCAAAAGATTATCCTGATTTGTATAAAGCCAATGAAGCAGCAATAAAAGAACAACAAGAGTTAGAAGATATAAGTAAAGCTGTATTGAAAAAACCTTTAAGTTTTGGTGGTAAGATTGATGATCCAGAACACAACTCCACAAATCAGCTTGATGCTATACGTTTACCTGATTATAATTTTGGTTCAACACTTTATGACTTTGTAGCCTTACACCCATCTAAAAAACCACTTACAGCACAACAGTGGTTGAGTGAATTTAAAAATCCACAAAGAATGGCAGAACTGAAATACAAAACACCTGGCTTTGAAAACATAAAAGCAGGAGTGACAAGACAAGAACTAAGTGATGCCAACATTGCTGAGTTTGATGATAGCGGTAAATTAATTGGGGGCATTCTTAAATCAGCAGAAGATTCTAATGTTAAGGTAGGTAAAAAGATGTTACTAGATATGGCGTATGATACACCAGGTGCACGTTTACAAGTTACTGAATATGGTTTACCTATTAAAACAGTAAAAAAGGTAGACGCTTTTTTAGATAAAGCAGAAGAAAGTTTAGCCCATGAAGTACAAGTTGGGTATAAAAAAATTAGAAACATGCTCAGTAAAGAAGCTGGTAATGTTTTAGGAACAGACCAAAAGGCTAAAACTAAAAAAAACTTGGACGCAGTTTTAACATCGCAGTATGATCCTCTTGTGGATATGGCCGCACGCAATCTCGCAAAACGCAAAATTCAATTTACAAGAAATGATGCGATGGGCTTGGAGGGAGAAAAAGCCCTTAATGTAAATGCCAATATAATGCGACAGTTAAAAGACATAGAATTTCAAACAAGTATTTTTGATATGTTTAAAAATAATTTTGCTAGAGATAATATTCCAAAAACAAAAGCTGCTGTCGAAACATTTCAACAGACAGTGCCTAACAAAGCAAAAGAAGATTTAAAAGATATGGCGCGTGATATAGCAACGGAATATGAACAGTTAAAAGGAAGTGCTATTAGAAGTGGTAATACTTCATACGGACAGCATGATGAATACAGATTGAAAGGGCCTGAGACCTATCAAGAAATAGTCGTAAACTTAAAACCAAGAGCAGGAACTTACAAAGGGAAAAGACCATCAAATACAAAACATTATGGTCGAGAGCAGCAAGCAAACGATCAGTTATACTTTGTTCGTTATGGTGTTCGTTCTGATTTTTACAATCCTGATATGAAAGGGATTACTATCGATGAGATACAAGCTGACATAGCACAAGAGGTCAGAAAACTAAATAAAAAGCCGTCAAATCCTTTTAATATTAACTTTCAAGAAAAACTTGTAGAAGAAAGAATCAAGGAAATCCTACCACGGGCCAGGGAACTTTCTAATAAGGGTGTAAACATGACACCAAAAGAAAGACAAGAACTACGAGAGATAAATAGTTCTGTTACTACTTTGTATAGATCAGCAAGAAGGAGAGGTGCGGATGCTCAGTTAGATAATCAAGCTAGAACTGATTTTCAACCTTTGCAGGATAGCTCTGATTATGCTGAGCACGCTGTAAAGGTTCTAATTAAAAAAGCGATAAGAGATGATTTAGATTTTGTATCGGTAAACACTGTAGATGTTCAACATAATTTTAAACACCCAAATGCTGGTAAAAAAGGTATGGAAAATTTTTACGGAATGCAATCAGGTAGAAGTGCTGCGCAAAAAGAAGCAATCTTAGAAGGTAAAAAAGTACCTCCTCTACCCGACGGCGAACTTGTAAAAGCAATGAGAAATATTGCTAAACAATA